CAAAAACGACCCAACCGTCCGCCTAACCCTCAACGAACTCCTAGAGATACTAAATGGCTAACCGCAAACTACTAAACCCTACCGAGACACTGTTCAACATGAGTGAACAGATACGTACCGCAGCAATCCGCCCCAACCTGAACAGGTACAAACCACATGCAAAACAGATTGAGTTCGCTGCAGACCAGCACAAACACCGCCTCTACGTGGGAGGAAACCGTTCAGGAAAAACCGTTGCAGGCGTCATTGAAGATATTCGATATCTCAAAGGCGAACACCCTTTCAGAAAAGTACCAGAATCCCCAATACGCGGGCGTGTGGTCGGCGTTGACTTCGCTAGCGGTATCGACAAAATCCTCCTCCCCCAATTCCAACAATGGGTACCAAAAAGCCTCCTAATCAACGGCTCATGGGACGACTCGTACAGTAAAGAGCGCCGCGTCCTAACCCTATCCAACGGCTCATTCGTAGAGTTCATGTCCTACGACCAGGACCTACAAAAGTTCGCTGGAACCTCCAGACACTTCGTACACTTTGACGAGGAGCCACCAGAACTCGTCTATGACGAATGCCGTGCACGTCTCGTAGACACCAACGGAGACTGGTGGATGACACTCACGCCCGTTGAAGGTATGGAATACATCTACGAACAGGTCTACATCCCAGGTAAAGAAGGGCATGAACTGTTCGGCGTAGTCGAAGTAGAAATGTCCGACAACCCATACCTGGACAAAAAAGCCATTGAAGACTATCTATCCTCGCTAACGCCAGAACAACGTGCCATCCGTGAAAAAGGCCAGTTCATTCAGGTAGGTGGAGCCGTATTTAAAAGCTTTAACCAACTCACCCACACCATCCCATCAGAAGAGTTCAAACTCACACGCAAACACCGCATCTATGTGAGCATCGACTACGGCTGGCGAGACCCTACAGCCATCCTTTGGCATGCTGTAGCCCCAGACGGTACCATCACAACATTCGCAGAACACTACAAGTCACAAATGACTATCGCGGAACACGCCGAAGTGTTCAAGTCAATCAACCGCGAATGGGGTGTACAACCATACCTAACCGTAGGTGACCCTGCCCTGGCACAAACCAGCGGTGTACGAGGCACCTCCTATCAGCAAGAGTTCAACCTGCACGACATGAACGTCGTAATCGATATCATTCCAAAACAAATCGGTATCGGTCTGAACAAAATGCAGCAATACATGAAAGTGAACCCTAAAACAGGCAAACCATTCTGGCAAATCACCGACAACTGCCCCAACCTTATTAGTGAACTATCCAAACTCAAGTTCAAACGCCGCGCATCCCGCCAAATGGAAATGACGTTGAACAAACTTGAAGAGATTCAAGACAGAAACAACCACGCATTTGACTCGGCACGCTATTTCTTTACGCTAATGGACGACCTCGCCCCTGACGTAATCAGCGGGGAACGCCAAATGTACCTAGAGTTTGGTGATACACTTGATGCTGTACAACAAGACACCAGAAGAGACCCCGGAACTTCGTCTTGGAAGTTCAAAGACATATCAGAAGATACCGTAGGATGGGAATAATGGCTAAAAAGTTTAACATCGTAGAACGAGCACCGTTCCAACCATTCACGTGCCTGCTGTGCAAGATGCACCCCACTCACGAAAACCCTGCCCTAGACCTCGATAAACAAATCGACTACTTTGGTATGGTTTACCTATGCTCATACTGCATCGCAAACGTTGCAGACCACATGGGCTACATGCACCCTAAAGAAGCCGCCGCTGCACGTGAAGAGCTAGCGTCGCTTCGGGAAAAAATTGGCAGAATCCCTGCCGTTACTGAAAGGCTAGTAAATGACATCCGAGACCTCTCTATCGCTGCTTCTGCTGATTTGCTTGCTGAGCCTGCCCCTGTCGTTTTGGTTAATGACACGGAGCCTGAATCAAGCAACCAAGGGCCTAATCTCGACTACTTTGGAACAAGCGAACCTGCTGAATCAAGCAGTGAACCTGTTAGCGACGAAGGACCCACTAGCGTTTCAGCAAGTGCTAGCAGCGTCGGGAAACCTAAGACCACCCCAAGAAACCGCACCGCTAGTAACGGATAACTACGTAGAGGTAGATGACGATAATGAGTATGACTTCGACGCCGTCAGGGCAGAATACGGCATTAAGTAACGAAGAGAAGCTTGACTTCGAAGAAAGGCCAATGATTGAACTCAACGGCCTGCTCGATGACACGCAACTAAAAGCGTTACAGCAAGACAAGAAGGGTAAAACCCTTGTCGATTATGTCCGTAAGGAATACCAGAAGTCGAAAGATGCTAAAAACTGGCGTGTACGCCAGTGGTACATCAACATGTCATTTGAACGTGGCAAGCAGTATGTTGCTTGGGACTCAACTAAGAGCCAACTAGCACAGTTGCCACGTGGCGACAAGAACGTTCCACGCATTATCATCAACCGTGTACGCCCAATCGTGCGCACCGAAATCGCTAAACTCACCTCGCAGAAACCTACCGCAGTAGCATTGCCAGCATCGAACGACGTTGAAGACGTGTTCGCTGCAACAGCCGCGGGACAGATTTGGGATAGCCTATATGACCGGCTACACGTTGGAAGAGAAATGCGCATGGTCGCTCGTGACCTATCAGTGCTTGGCGTGGGCTATCTCAAATCTTACTGGCACGCAGGGGCATACGACCCTTGGAGCGAAGAAGAAGGCGACATCTGCATCGAGCACGTGTCACCATTCAACATTTTTGTACCAGACCTGTCAATCGTTGACCACAACAAGCAGCCATACGTTCTACACGTGTACACGAAGCCCCTTGAATGGGTGAAGATGACGTACGGCGACCTAATCCCGAAAGACATGCAACCAACCGTTGTAGCGTCAACCGAGATTGCCGACATCTCGTCAGCCCTAGACATCCGCGAAAACAACAGCAAGCCAGACGCCTGTCTAGTAATCGAAGCATGGATTAAGCCAGGAACCACTAACCTTCTGCCTAAGGGTGGCCTCATCACCATCGTTGACGAAGTCATCGTAGAAGCGTCACTAGACGGCTTCCCTGCAGGTTACAAAGACTACCCAATCGTCAAGTTTGACCACATCCCCGCAGGACAGTACTACTCAGCCTGCGTGATTGACGACATCATCCCGCTACAGCGTGAAATCAACCGTACCCGTTCACAGCGTATCCAAGCAAAGAACATGATGGCTAAGCCACAGGTTTACTACCGTGAAGGTTCGCTAACCGTATCGAAGATTAACACCAGCCCAGGACAGTACATCGGTGTACGCCCAGGATTTGACTACCCAATGTCTGCCCCAATGCCTCAACTACCACCATACGTGGCAGAAGAACTCCAAGCATTGAACATGGACTTGGAAGACATTTCAGGTCAGCACCAGGTATCGAAGGGTTCAACCCCTCCAGGTGTCGAAGCAGCAACCGCTATCGCCTACCTGCAGGAACGTGACGACTCATACCTTGCCCCAACCTTCGCGTCAATCGAAGAAGGCTTGTCAACCATTGCACGTATCGCACTGTCACTCGCTGCCGAATACTGGACCGGCGAGCGTACCGTAAAGATTACAGGCTCAAACAACGGCTACTCTGCCGAACTGTTCAAGGGTTCAGACATCAGCCGCGGCACCGACATCCGTATCGAATCAGGCTCAGCACTGCCAACAAGCAAGGCTGCAAAGCAAGCACTCGTTATGGACATGATGCGTCTAGGAATGATTCCACCAGAAGACGGCCTAGAACTGCTAGACATTGCAACCATTCAACGCTACACAGACAACAAGGGCACCCGCCCAGACGAGCTACGTGCACAGCGTGAAAACATCATGGTCAAAAACCTTGGTGACATGGATGTTATGCAGCACTACCAGCAGTGGCAGATGGGAATCGAGCAGGGTAACCCTGCAATGGTTAACCCTGACACTGGTGTACCTCTTGAGCCGCCAGCCGTTATCCCAGTCAACAAGTGGGACAACCACGCTGTACACATTCAAGAGCACGACAACTTCCGCAAGAGCCCAGCATATGATATGCTTACTCTTACGCAGAAGGCCGAGTTCAACAAGCACATCAACATGCATGAACAGGCTCTCGCAAACCTAATGATGCAACAGCAACAAATGGGTATGCAACCCCAGCCAGACCAGGCTGGGCAACCACCACAGCAATAGGACGAGGATAAAATGCCTAGCGACGAATTCGAATACGAAGACGAAGACCAGATTGAAACGCAAGACACTATTGAAGAAGTAGATGTCGAAGTTGACGACGAAGAAGAAGCAGCCGGTAACCCTGCGCTCGCGGAACTCTACGACGTTCTACCAAAGTCACTGCACGGCCTAGTCGAGCCAGTCATTAACAAATGGCAGGCAGGCATCGACCAGCAGTTCGAAAAGATTGCACCATACCGTCGTTACGCTGACGCAGGTGTAGACCCACAGGTTATCGAAGCGTCACTAGAGTTGGCTGCAGAAATCTCAGCAAACCCTAAGGCCGTCTACGACGAACTAGCATCACGTTACGGCTTCGCTGCCGCACAGCAAATTATGGAAGACGCAGTCGATACTGCAGAAGCCTACGACCTAGACTTCGAAGAAGACGAGTCAACTGCTGAGTTGCGTGCACTCAAGGCAGAAATTGACGCTTTGAAGGGTGACCGTGAGCAGGAAGTTGCTGAACGTGAAGCCTACGCAATGGACAACGAAATTGAAGAAACCGTCGCTGCAATTCAGCAAGAGTTCGGTGACTTCGATGAAGAGGCTGTTATCCGTCGCGCCATGCTACTAGCAGACGACTACCCTAACGCTGAACTACACCAACTAATCGGTGCAGCACACGAACAGTACATGGGCGAAATCAAAGCCATGCAGGCATCAGTTAAGCGTGCACCACGTGTCGCAGGCGGAGCAGGCAACAGCAGCATTCCAGCCCCACCAGCACAAAAACTATCAACCCGCGAAGAGCGCGTAGCGGCCATCGAAGAGATTGCGAAGCGAAGCCTAGCAGGTTTCAACTAAAAACCCCGTGTAAAGCGCCCTGAGGCTTCCTTGGGGCGCTTTATTCTATCTGTGCTACACTTTTATTAGTAGTGAGTACGGCCACACCTGGTGGCTAGGGCGAACGAAGTAGATAATTTCTTATTCAATCTAGCACTAGGAGTGTGAACTATGGCCGATGGCCAGAACCTCGCTATTGCCAACGTAATCCTTAAAGACGTTTACGGTGACATTAACGAACAAATCAACAACGCAACTCCTGCACTTGACGGAATTAAGTCAACCGCTCGTAACATCACCCAGGTAGGTGGTCTAGGTGTCAAGTTTGTTGCACACGTAGGTCGTAACACTGGTATTGGTGCACGCGGTGAGGACGAAGACCTTCCAGAAGCAGGCAACCAGCAGTACGTCTCAGGTGAGACTGGACTAAAGTCGTTCTACGGCTCAGTTCGTCTAACCGGTCAGGTTATGGCTCAAGCTAGCCAGAACTACCAGACCTTCGCAGACGTCACCTCGGAAGAAATCGAGCGCATCCGCGACGACATCGCTAAGGACCAGAACCGTCAGGTTTTCGGTGACGGAACCGGTACCCTCGCAAAGGTCGCAACTGCAAACACCAGCGCAGCAGCAACGCTAGCACTAGACGACGTAAAGTACCTACACATTGGTATGCGCGTTGACGTTCTACTAGCCGCATCGCTTGGCAACGCAACCCCAACCCCAGCACACACCGCTGGATACGTAACCATCACCGCAATCAACAAGACCACCAAGGTAGTAACCTTCGACCGCAACCTAGCGTCGTCTGTTACTGTCGGTTCTGCTGTTGTACGCTCGAACTCGACCTCGTCGGCTCAGGTAAACAACTGGAAGAAAGAATGGTCTGGTTTCGGTGCAATCGTTAGCGACAGCAGCGAGCTCCACGGAATCAACCCATCAACCACCCCTCTATGGGCTGCTCACATGGACGACATCTCGGTGTCATCTGTGCCACAGCAAATCACTGAGTTGGACATGATTGGTATGGTTACCAGGATTGCTGCTGACGGCGACAAGCCAGACGTTATCTGGACCGACCACGGTTCATGGAACGGATACTGGAAGGCTCTCGAAGAGAACCGTCGCTACGTAAACAAGGTTGACCTACAGGGTGGTAACCGTGGACTTGGTTTCGCAACCGAGTTCGGTGACCTACCGTTCAAGGCCGACTTCGACGCTCCAACTGGCAAGATGTTCTTCATCAACCAGAAGAAGCTCAACCTAAACACCAGCCGCGGCTGGGAGTGGATTGACGAAGACGGTTCGAAGTGGAAGCAGGTTCCACGTCGTGACGCCTTCATCGCTTACCTACGTTCGTACTCTGAAATCAGCACCTACCGTCGTAACACCCACGGTGTTATCTCGGGAATTGCTTCAGGTATCTAACAGTTAACCGACTGCTAATGGGGTACAGATTATCCTCGTATCTGTACCCCATTAGCCTTCTCAAGGAGAAACATGGCAATCGAATACTTTAACCAAAAAAACACTATCGCAGACTTTAGCGAACTAGACCGGATGCGCGACGTTCCACGCGGCTGTGAACGAATCGCCCGAGTGCTCGGAGATTACGACCCGACACTTTACATCAGGAAACTCCCAGAATCCCACCCACAGTTTGACCGCGAACGCCCATACAGCATCGTCGTCAACTCAACAAACGAACGTTATGTTCTCAAGAACTATGCGGAATGGCAACTAGATGAACGCATCATGGCAGACATTATTCTCGCAGACGTCACCCAAGATGGCGGCTCAATCAGCGACATTCAAGCCCTAAACGCTGCACACGAGTTCATGAAAATTAAAGAAAGAGAAGAAGATATGGCTGCTAGGCGTGAAGTTGCCCGAGATGTTGCTAAACTAGGTATGTCCATGAATTACGCCCGCCACAACGGAAAGCTGCTGTTCGACCCAAATGCCTAGAGAAACCTACACCCGCACAGCGAACGACGTCGCAACAGACGTTACGCGCATCTTTGGCGACGAAAGCGGAGTTGAGTTAAAGAACTCTGACCTTATCCGATGGATTGGTGCCGCTCAGCGTGAAATCGCCGCAAGCCACGAAACTATTAAAGGCACGCTCACACATGATGTTACTGCGGGCGTAAACACTTACGGCAACCTGCCAGATTCTGTACACCAGATTCAAGCAATCAACTACGACGGCACCCCACTCAAGCCAGTAACATTCCAGGCTGCGCAAGAAACTATTGTTTCTGATGACCCAGACATGGACGCCATTGGTGACCCTAAGATTTGGTACGAATGGGACGGCGACATCTTCATCTACCCATCACCGATGGAAGACAAAGTGGATGCACTCAAAGTGTTCTACTTAGGCTACCCGACTAACGTCACCTCACTAAACGACGCGCTACAAGTGCCAGACCGTTTCTACAACCAGATTGTAGATTACGTACTCGGTCAGGCATACCGTTTGGATGAAAACTGGCAGGCGTCTCAGTATCAAGACCAGCGTTTCCGTGACTCAATGAACCGTCACCTTGCAAAAGAGAGCACTATTGACAGCAACTACTACCCAACCAAGGTAGTTCTACCTGAGGATGAGTAATGGCACGCGACGGAGTTCTTTTAGATAACTTCTCCGGTGGGCTAAATAACGTAACAGACCCTAGCATTATCGGTGAAAACGAGCTAGCCGAAGCCACCAACGTTATCCTTACACGTAACGGTAAACTAGCAAGCCGCTACCCGTTTCTTGTCGAAAAGGCTAAACCGTCTGGCGCAAACAAACTAACCCCACTAGGTTATTTTCGCAACGAAGATGGCCTGACCCAAATGGTTGTGGCTACTCACGCTAAAACATACTTGTATAATTTCAGCACTGATGCTTGGACTGAGATTGCTACGTTTGCTGCCGCAGACATGACAACCTACTACAACCGTCTGTACTTGGTAAACCCTGGCGGTTACGGCGGTTACTACCACAAAAACCCATCCACCAGCGTGTACGAATTTGTGACCCTAAACGATTCATTAACAGGATTGCCGAAGGGTAACCAGATTCACTACACCAAGGGAAGAATCTACGTCTCTAGCCGCTTCGGAACAAACACTTCAACATTGCGTTACAGCAACATTCCAGTTAACGAAGAAGACGCACTTAGCCAGTTCCCAGCAAGCAACTTCATCAACGTAAACGAAGGTGACGGAGAGTTGCTTCACAAAATTGTTGAGGGCAACAGCGAACTATTCCTGTTCCGTTCACACTCAACGTGGCGTTTAGCGTTCGGCGCATCAGCAGACCCCGCCGACGGTTCCCTGACACAACTATCATCAAGCGTTGGCGTAGATAATGAGTTTGGTGTAGTCGCAGGCGAAAACTATCACGCAGTAATGTACGCGGGGACCCTATACCGCCTCGCGGGATACAACTACTACCCGTTTAACGACTCAAATAAAGTCGAGTTTAAAACAGTAAGCAGCGGCTACACAATTAACACAGCCGTATCCAAGGTGGGTCAATACTTACTTGCTTGGTATTACGGTTCGATTTACTGCTTTGATACAGAAGCAAATGCCTGGACTCAATGGACTTCAAGCCTAGACGCAGCATACTTCCTTGAAGCGCCACGCGGAACGGTCGCCGCAGCAAACGAACCACTAGTCGGATTCGGTGTAGGCGGAGACTCAGACGAGCAATCGTTGCTCAAGTTTGCACTCAAATATGACGGTGACAACACCAACGAGACCATTAACTGCCGCATCAAAACCAAAACATACGATGCAGGTCTACCAACTAAGTTTAAGCGCATGTTTGGCTGGGACTTGCTAGTAGTAGCCGTCAATTATGTGACAGCAAGCATTGTAGCCATTGAGCAAGAAACTGAATCGATTTCGTGGGCAACCTTACAAACCTACACTTGGGCAACTGCTGAGGCTGCAAACATTCCGTGGACGCCGGTGGGCATAACGCCCACAACTATCCAGGGTTTAACTGCAGAAAACCCTGTACCAAGCATCGTTAAAGTGGCAGGCAAAACAACTTTTAAACGCGCCTACTTTACTGTCGAATTTGCTAACAAAGGTTCAGCAGTTACAGCCCCGTCACGCCTAGACGGCATAGTCCTATACATGACAAGTGGACGCAAATCATCAGTAGAGAGAGTATCGTAATGGCAATCGGTGGAGCAGGATTCAACAAATACGCTGCAGGGGCTAAAAAGTACGGCATCGGTGTTGTCGGACCAAACACTGGCATGAAACTAGATAACGCAGGTTATCAGGAACGTAGCACACAACAGCGAGCAAAGAACGCCGCTATGCTAAAATGGATTCAAGGCCGTAACTCTTCGCGCCTGTTTGCTAAGCCGCAGTCTCAGATAGGTAAGAAGTAATGCCAAGAAGTTGGGCACAGGAGTGGACTCCTACCGCTAAAACGGCTAAACCTAAAGCCGAGACCGCTACCCCTAAGCCATACCAGTCTAAAATGATTGGCGGCATCAACGAAGAGATGGCTTCAGCGCAAGCAAAAACGCAGTACGACGCAGGTAGAGCACTACGCCAATACCAAATGGACACGGCACAACGCAACCTACAGCAGACACTTAAAACCCTTGACCGTTCCAAAATGGATGCATTCAAAAATGTTGCAAACGATTACGGTTCACGCGGCTTGCTACGCTCTGGCGGCTACCTAGGTTCACGAGACAAAGTAGAAGCTGGCTATACTGAGCAGGGAAACTTAGCAAGAACCTCTGTTAACGACCTAGCAAACCAATCTCAACTTGAAGACATCCAGGCTTTGGCTAGCTTGCAGGGAATCGACTACAACATCCTGCAGCAGTATATTGCTGCGTTGATGGCTAACAAGATTAACCAGACAGGACAAGCATAATGCCAACAGAAGACGAAATTAATAACGCTTCCGATGCTTTTGGCGACGGCCTATCAAACATGGGTGACACCCTAAGCAACAAGTATGCTGAACGTGTAGACCCGATAGGTCGAGCAATCGCAGGTTTCGCTGAGTCACTTTTTGGTAATAGCGCAGTGCTTGGTTCCGCAACGCCCCAGCAGCAAAGCAACCCATACACTAACACAAACATTTCGGGGCAAACCGGTTACGGTTCACCAGACGCACTGGAGCGCAGACTAAACGGGTACGGATTGAACCCCATCACGGGAGAATCATCACTATCGTATGACGACGCTTTAGCAAGCATTTACGATAAATACGGTTCATACTCTGGCGGACCAAACGCTGCCGTCCTACGTTCCCTAAACCAAGGCATCCAGAACAAAAACAAACAATACAAGCAAAACAGTGCAAGTGTTGAAAACATGTACGGTCAACTCACCCAAGAGTCAGAAGCCGCAAAACAGTCAATTCTAGGCTCATACGAGCAAGCAATTGGAGCTACCGGTCAACGCGCCTCAGCTCTACAGAACGTCCTATCGCAAGAAGGCGCAGCACAGGAAGCACGCCGTGCAGGACTTGCTGCACAACTAGGTATAAGCCAAGAGAACGCACTAACCCAGTACAGTTCACAAACACGCCTAAACGAAGCAATGGGAAACATCCTAGGACAAGGTCAGTCATGGCAGGGACTCCTAGAATCTCAGAAACTATCGGCTCAGCAACAAGCTGACCGCATGAAGACCGCTATTGGTAACACCAAATCGGCAACTAAACTGTCGCTCACTGAGGCATACCAGAACGCTATCAACAACTACAAGAACCAGATTGCTCAAGAGAAGAGCAAGACCGCTACCCGCACCCTTGACCCTCTAGGTCAAATCCAGGCGGACGTTCTTCTAAGCCAATACAAGAACGAACTTACTGGCGGAACCCCCGCAAAGTGGGAGCAGGATGAGCAGGACCGTCTAGACAGGTTCTCTAAGACTGTTGTTGGCCGTGCAGTTAAGTCACGTAACGACCCAGCCTATCAAGACATGCTTGCGCTTGCGCAGGAATACTACAAGAACCCTCAGGGTGGTGGAGCAATCAGCGAAGACGTTCTAACGTTCATGGATATCTTCCAAATTAGCCCTAACGACTTGTACCCTAGCGGCGCAAACCTCTTCAGTTCAGGCATTCCTAAAATAGGAACAGGCAACTAATAGATGCTATAATTGCCTAGAAGAAAGGCAGTTATGGCTCAGAATAACTCCGACGTAAACAAGTTTAAGCGCATGCTCGACCAAGTGTCGCTGCCAACCAACGACCCTGTAATCAATTTCCTTAAACAGCGTCAAGGACAATCAGACAAGCCGTTCTTTGACCCTGCAATGAACCAGTCATTCCAGAAAACTGTCTCTGGCGTACAAAAAAGAGCCGCAGACACTTCAGCAAACTACGAACTAACCAACCGCATCACCGAAGGTGACACCAACCTATTCGGTGCAACCCTACGAATCCTCACAGGACTAGGTCGAGGCATCACCAACGGTGCCTACGACGTGATGGAAAAAGCAAACGTAATGTTTGACCGCCTAAACGACGGCGACGTAACCGCAGAAGACTTCTTCGCAACCGCAGGCGACATTATTACCACACCGTTTGCGTTCGCTGGCGGTGCAGCACGAGGCATTGCCGGTTCGGCACCAGGCGCAGAAGGCGCAGTGCAAGACCTCACAGGCCGTCCAGTAATCGAAAACTGGTACGAACTGTTCAAATCACCAGAATTCGCTAAATCGGTAGAAAACCTGCCAGCATTAGACATTGCACGCTCAGACAAAGAAATCTTCGGAGAAGGAACCTGGTTTACCCCATCAGGAGTCATCTCAACCGTACTAGACATCGGTCTAGACCCTGCAAGCTTCGCAACACTCGGCCTAGGTGGAGCCCTACGTGGTGTCGGACAAGGCATCCGTGGCGTAAGCCAAGCATCACAACGTTCAGTAGCCGCAGCAAAAGGCGTAGAAGGTGCAATTGCTCCAGAACTAGGCGAATATGTTGTCAAAAACGTCTACAACAGAAACATTGCCAAACCAGAAGTAGGCGACGCACTCACCGCACTACAAGGCGGACGCCTCGGAGCAATCAACCACGTCCTAAAATCTGCAGGAAGCGGATTCGTAGACGCACACAAACGAGCAATCGCCCGAATCGAATCCCGTCGCGCCCTAAAAGGCAACAAAGCAGCCCTACTAAACCAAGCAGAAGACCTAGTCGATGCAGAACTAGAAGTCGTATACGGCAAAATTGACGAAATGGCTGCCGAAAACATCAACCGTCTAGCCTCATCAGCACAAAAAACAGCCGACGGAAACAAAGCAGCCTCAGAAAAAATCCTTGCAGAAGCAGAAGAAGCCAAAGCAACGCTAGCAAGAATCTGGGACGAATACCCAGACCCTAGCCCAGCACGAACAGCAGCAGTAGCAGCAGCCCGCGAAACTGCAGAAGAAGCCGCCGCACCAGCAGCAAGAGCAATGAACCCTGCCATTGCTGCCAAACTGGAAACAGAAAACGCACTAAGCGGCACACCACGAGTAGAATCGCTCGTACAACGCCGTAAGCCAATGTGGCTAGAGAACCCTCAAGAGGTCGCAACATTTGCACGTGAAATTGAACAATCGGTGCTTAACGGCGAACCGCTAGAGTTACAACTTGACCAACTTCAAAAACGTTTCAGCCCAGCAGACTTTAAAGCGCTAAAAGAACTTGTTGAAAACCCGCTAGGTTACCGTGAGCGTAAAGCCCGTAAAACTACAGCAACTGAAGAAGGTGCAACTCTTGGTGTAACAGCAACCGGTAAGCAAATCACTGAAGGTGACCTGCGAATCGTAGAGCAGCAAATCAAGGGCACAAAGCTTTCACGAACCGTAGACGAGTTTGTTTCCTCAAAAGAGGGTCTACGTGTTATGTCTCTCCTCTCTGACCTGTCAAAAAAGGTTAACAAAGCAGGCTCAAAGAACACCCCAGGCCGCAGCCTAAACAACACAAGAAGCGTCGAAGAACTATTCTACACGCCGCAAACTTTCGCAACCATTCCACCATCAGTACTATATGCACGTGTAGCATTCCTTGCAGAGCGAGCAGCAAACACTGAAACTGAAGCGTTCATTGAACTAACCGACCTGATGAAGAACGGTTACAACCCACTAACCGAGATGGGTCAGCACCCGCTACCTTCATCGTTCCCAGTATTTGGCAAAAAAGAGAAATACTTCTTGTCGGAAATCCTAGAAGCAGGTCGTACTGTAAGCAGCCAAAACTACAGCCAGGAACTAATCAAGACGCTAGAAGCCGCAGGTGTTAGCGTCATCAAGGCTGTTGAAAACGGACAGCCAGTTCTTCGCACCGCTGACGAAATTCAAGAAATTCTCATGCAGTCAATGACCCGCACTGCAATGGCTAAAGCACAGCGTGAAAGCAAAGCCATTTTTGCCGCCTTGAAAAAGCAATACCCAGGACTTACTGAAGACACTATTGAGACCACGCTGAAGCCAGCAGAACTTAAAGCACTACAGGAAGCAACTTCTCGCGCAATCCTCCTAGAAGAAAAAACCCTCGAACGGCTACTTAAGGAACTAAACCCTGAAGAAGACGTTGTCGGTAAAGCACGTGCCACACTTGAAAGAGCAGGCATTGACTGGGACGGTCGCGGTTCAGCGTTCCAAATCCTTTCAACAGGCCGCATGGCGTTCCGTGACTTTGGTGACATTAAATCTGCAGACCTATCGGTCTTAAAGCGCATCCTAGAAAGCGGAAAGCCACGAAAAGGCGAGAAAGTTATCGCCGCTCCAGGCACAGCAGTATTTGGCCCCGTCTACAACAAGTTGCAAAAACTTGTAGAGCAAGACGGTGTAGATGGTTCTCTACGCGAAGCCGCAGTAAATCTTTCTAAATTCTTCAAGTCGCTCGCCGCAACCAGCGAGATTCAAACTCCGCAACTTATCTCAGCAACTTTCGCTGAAGCAGGCAACCTACTCAAGCAAGCATCCACTGGTTCTATCAACGCCAGCAACAACTTCCTTTCACTATTCAAAGACGCTGAGGGCGTCGTTAAAAACGATTGGGTTATTGACACAGGTATTGAAGCCTACAAGGCTAGCATCAAAAAGGGCTCAAAAGACCGAGGCGTGTTTGCGGCAACTATCGACAAGCGTATACAAGAAGTAATCCGCAAAGACAAAGCAACTTTGGCGCAAGTAGAAAAAGGCACTGAAGCCTACATGAAACTTGTCCGCCTTGCTCTGCGAGACTTTTACGGACCTGGCCTAGTATGGGACGGTGCTGGACTAACCACTTGGACAGCCCTAGATGTGCTAAGAAGCACTGGAAAAGAAAACATGGCTGCTCTAGCTGAAAAGCCACGTAAGGACTTGGAAGCAAATATTCCATACATGGTTGAGCGTGTCAAAGACCGTGTATGGAACTATGCGCTACGTGAAGAGCGTTTAGAGTTCCCACGCGAGTTTGACAAGCGTGCTTTTGTTTCCGCCGTACTTGAGGGAAAGCCTATTGCTGGAGTAAAAATCAGTCCAGCAGAACAAGACGCTCTCGTTGAAGGCGCTCGCGACTTTATTTACGGCCTAGGCGGAGAAGCCGGTAATGCTGTAAAACAGTTGCTTGCAATGCCAGAAGTTGCGCCTGCGCTTAACAACTTCTTGAAAGGCCTTTCGCGTAACAAAAAGGGCGCTATCGTCCTAAACGCTAAACAGCAGGAAAGCCTTATTAAGCTACTTAAGACTTCAAAGAACCCTGAAGTGTTGCGCATGGCTAAACAGATTGAAGTAAGCTTTAACAACCAGTTCGCGCTATCCGCAAAACGACTTATCGAAGACAAGCGTAAAGCAGCAACTGTAGACAAGGCCCTGCCAGACTACGCTCAGCCAGCAGCACTTATCGCCTCAATCAAAAAATCGGGTAGTGTTGCCGTTACCCAAGTAATGATGCGTCTAATGCTTGCAGAAAGCGTTATGACCGCAGACTTTGCTATTAAAGCAGTAGACCGCGTCGCTGCACGCTCACGTGCAACCAGCGTAAACCTAGTCGCTAAAGGCAACAAGTTCAACAAGATTCTTACCAGCCTAGAAGCTAAAGCAACAAAGGCTACCGGCATCAAGCCAATCAAGCCAAGCGACAAGTCTATTGCAGCAGCAACCTTGGACGATTTTGCTGACGGTGGCAAATACGGAGAGAACCCGTTAATGCTTATCGCCAAGATTCGCTCATTCGAAGTGAACGGCAGCAAAGAAGCAGCAGACGAATGGGAATCATACCTGCGTCTACTTTTGAGCACAAACCTAACCACTGGAACATACCGCTCACTTAAAGATATCAACGCAGAAGCTTTGCTCACCCCACAGGGCCGAGAAAGCCTTCAGCGCCTCGCTGACGTCCTAGCAGACGCTGGAGACAACAAGCTCTTCAAAACCCTAGAAAGAGGCTCTACGCCCCGTCTAGCGACCGTACAGGCATCACTCGACAAGCTTAAGGGCGGTGTGGGGCTAAACCCTACCGAACTTGACGAAATGATGAAGCCACTCAGCCTGGCAGACGAACTAGACATGGCTAGCGCTAAAGAAGTAGAAGAATTCGCTGCAGACCTTGCACCAGACCAAGTAATCGCTGAAGACTTTACCGCCTTCATCGACACGCTACTCAACAACTACCAAAACGCTGGACAAACCCACATCCCAGACCTTGCAGCCCTCTACACTGGAGCAATCGCTAAGAGACACATCGTGTGGCGTTCAGAAACCATCCGCCAGTTCCGCACCAAACTTGACCGCGTCCTAGACACTAACACCACAAAAAAACGTGTCACCGACCACCAAACAGAGTTTGCCATGCTGCGCACCGTAGAACCACAATCAGTTCTTACCGGCTCAAAAGTTGTCTACCAGAAACTGTCTGAGATTGCCGCAGCCAAAGGCCTCGAAGGAGCAAGACGCGCAAAGTTTATGCGCGAAACTTTCGAGCACATCGAAAACCTTGGTGAAGCACAACTGAAACGACTAGGCATGCATTTTGCATTCAGCGTTAAAGAAACCACAGGCGAAATGAGCCTGCTCAAACTGTACGGCGAAAAAAGCTACGCAGCGCTAAAGCAAAGCCGTCCAGCCGCAGTAAAAACCGTGTACCTATCAACTGCAGACGTAAAGCAGGCACTGCCAGAAGAACTAGCGGAACGCCTGTTCTATATGGGTAAAAACGAATCAATCCCAGAAACCGCAATCAGCGGTGCAGTACGTCTAGCCGTTGCACTACGCTCAGAACTAGCCACAGGTAAAGAATTCACTGCCGAACTAAACGACGGTCTAGCCGGCGTAATGTTCGACCTTATCCGTGGCGAAATCAAAACCAACACCTCGCTCGCAAAAGACGGTGCAAAAGGCCTAAACGTTTACAACCTAAACAAAGACCTAATGAACAACAAGATTGCCGAGTTTGTGGACGCAATCCTAGAGCCAACAACCCTAGACACACTAGTGGCTGCACACATCAAAAACGCTGCATTCACAATGAAACTAGGTCGCAAAACTGTAGACCAATACCTAGCCCCAATCATCGAGACCGCACAAAAAGTATTTAAAAACCGTGCGCTAGGCTCAGGAGACAGAATCCAAGCAGCACTAAACGTGCACCGCGAATTCGAAAAAATCTACGCCAACCGTGGCGTAACCGAAATCGCAAAAAAAGCTGCACGCTTCGACCTACACACGTTCCTAGTCGCCAACATGACCAAAGACGACATGAACACCTTCCTTGCCGCCCTATACAAAGACACCAAACTTACTGGTGAAGCAGCAGCAATCGCCAAGGTACAAAAAGACTCAGTAAAGAACGCTGTAACCGTAGGACAAACTGCACTCAAAATTGAAGCAGACTCATTCGAGCAAGCACTAGACAACAGCCTCGGAATGAACATCGTTAAAGCAGCAGACGAAGGCACACTAAGCGACGACGTCGTAGGTGAAGCCGCAACAAACCACCAAGCATCAATCGGCCAAGCACTACACCACAAAAAGTATCAAGGTGCAGGACTCATGGAGAAAGCCCTATACGCTGCAGACGCTATGCTAGAGCGTTTATTCTTTGGTTATGGCGCAGACTACATCACGCCACTCGTAAACCCGGCACAGCGCGTAATCCAAGAACAAGTCACCACCCACACCGAACAACTAGCATTCCTAGCCGAACAACTAGACTCAGTAGGCGCAACAAGAGAAGTCCGCATCAAAGCATTCCAACTAATCAAGCAAATTGCTAAAGTCGACGAAGAACTACTAGGCCGTGCAGCAGAACACCACACACTACTACAGACAGCAATCGCACAAGGACAAAAACTAACCCTCGAAGAAGGCCGTGTCGCAGCCGACATTATTGAAGAACTACGCCCAATCTTCCAAGAGTTCGGTGCAAACGTCGAAGACACAGCAATGCTTGACGCAGTAACCGCCATTTCGCAACACGCCAACTATATTTTCGGTGGCGGAATCCACAACATGGTCGCCTCAGCAGGACTACACCCAAGCTACCTAAACGAAATGATTGCCCAAGTAGGCGGAACCGGCATAGTGCCAGAGTTTGTGGGCCGCAAAGCCGAAGACATTACTTCAATGTGGAAAGAATGGCCTGAACTAGACGTAGACCCGCTAGAAACCATCCGCCTACTCCACGCAGGACTACGACACGCCCACATCCTACCAATGTCAGCAATGACCATTACCAAAAATGTTGGCGTACCAACCAGCGCATACAACAGCCTGGCAGAAGCAGAAGCAGACGGCCTAACCCTGCTCAAAGGCGTAGACTACCCAGCCCAAGGTTCTCGCCTGCTCTACTTCCTAGACACTCAAAGCTACTACTACCCTAAGCACCTAATTCCAGAAATCCGCCAAGCAGCAAAAATGCTAGACGAAACCACACGCCTAGCATCAGACATGCAATGGCTACAAAAACTAGACCCACTCCAGAACCGTGCAAAACAGTTTATGACCACCCTACGTCCAGGCAACTGGGTGCAGAACGGTCTTGGTGGAGTCACCGTAAACGGATTCAAAGGCGTATGGAACCCACTACGCTACAGCCAAGCAACCCGCATGGTGCGCGACAACGTAGTCGGTGGACTCGCATTCGTTAAACAAAACAATGCAGTAGCACTCCGCAACTCTGGACTAGACGTAACAAAAGCCGACGAATGGGGCGCACGCTACATCAAATCCAAAGCCGATGAAGGCTACACAGTCAAACCATCCAGCGACATTGGAAGCAAAAAAGTTTCAGTAATTGTCAACGGCCGCCGAGTAGACTACGACGAAGCGCAAATTATGGAAATGTACCGCCGCCAAGGTGGACTAGTAACAAGCACCGCCGTATTCGACCCACTAGACGAAACGCTACGAGTAGGCCGAGCACTCAAAACTGGCTACTTTAAAAAGTTCACCACAGGAGTTGGCCGTTGGTCAGCCAACCGAGACGACGTTCTACGCATGGCACTATACCTAGACATCATGAAAAAAGAAGGCGGCAAGAACCTAGAAGAAGCTTCACGCTCAGCCCTACGTGAAGTGAACCGTGTACACCCACAGATGCAAGACCTGTCAAAGTTCAACCAGAAGTGGTCAAAACGAACCATCATGTTCTTTACCTGGCGTGCAAAAACCCTAGGGTTCCTAATCACCGAAATCCTAGACAAGCCAGGCGCAATCCTAGCGTTCCAGAAAGCCTACACAAACACCATGCTAAGCCAAGGCTTAGACGTTGAACTTGGCGACCTGCAACCAAAGAACATCCCTACCCGTTCATACATGGAAGGCAACATGAACGTTATGTTGCCAGGCGCTGACGGTGGCCTCTACTCAATGTCGCTAGCCAACCCAGTAAACGACCTTTTCGGAAGCCAAGGATGGCTATCCGGTATTTCGCTAAACACTTACGAACCAATCGAAAACCAGGTCCTAGGCTGGGGCACAAGCACGTTCAAGAACGTGTTCACCTCATCAGACCCACTAATCATCAGCCTCCTTGCAGACTGGGGATTCAGCCAAAAAACTGGACAAGGCACACAGTTTGCTGACAGCCCAGACATGGTTCCGCTACTTGTAGAAGACGCATTTAGCCGCATGGGTCTAAAGCCGTTACACACAAGCCTCGCCTACTTTATGCCAGACGTATTCAAGCGAGTGTCATGGCAGGGCGAAACTCAAGAAAACGTAGACGAAGCATCATACCTAGAGTTCATTAACTGGGTGGGTGGTCTACGCATTAAGCAGGTAGACAAGTACGAAGACCAGAAGAAGGCCGTACAGGAACTGTTGTCAAAGATTGAGAAATACAGCCAGCGTGAAGCTGAGCAAGAGAAAAAGAACTTGGGGGGTTAAGCCCGTTCGCTGCCTTTAAGCACACGCTTACGAAGCGCAGCCTTCTTAGCCACAGCACGAACCTGAGCCTCGCTGCTAGGCACGGGCTCCCCCCAAGCCCTAAACATTAACGCAAAACGGGTAGGCTCCCCATTAGGCTTCTTTAGTGGTGGAATGTCCG